ATGGAAACACCGAAGCCTACACCACGTCCGGTACCGGTACCCACACCTGCACCGATCCCGCAACCTATCCCGCAACCCCAGCCCCGGCCGAATCCGGGCGGTGGTGTGCAGCCTCAACCCCAGCCCAGCCCCAACCGCGCCCAAACCCCCAACCTTCCCCGGCTCCGGTGCCGCAGCCACCCGTTATCTCGCAATGGATGAGTGATAACGAGAAAAACCGTGTAATTCGGCTTGCAAACGGTATGAACGATGCCGCGCCGACAGGTTGGGTTGCTAACGGTTCTAATGGTTCACAAGGTCAATTTAAATCGGCCGCCGTTGTGCAAGGGAATCAGATTACATGGGAGCCCGCCGACGATTGGTGGAATAGAACTACTGATAATAACGGTCCGATTAAAAATTGGGGCGAATTAAACGCTAAAAAATCGTCTCCGTTTAATACGTTCCAAAACTGGTCAGCGGGTATGGAAGACACCGGAAACCGCGCGCCTAACGGCTCGCTGTTTATGGATATCCGCAATATGTGCACTTTCTTCCTGTTTGAAGGGTCTAATGATTGGTGGCTTTTCCACAAATCGGACAAAATCACGTGGGCAAACCGTTTCCGGTGGTCGATGGGTGGTGGCGGTGGCACGGGTGATCATGATCGAAACATCCCGATTCAATACCCGGGTAATTTTAGCCGCGTGTTAATCCCATGTGGCAAAACCGACGCCACTGGTATTTATCACGGCGGCACCGGTGATATCGATTTAGGTCGGGCTTATGCTCGCGGGAAAATACGCGCAGTTTTAATTACTGCCGAAGCGCGTATTTCTCCGAATTCGCCGGACGGTTCTAAAATCGCGCTGCAAATGGGTGGCGACTGGAAATGGTATGACGACGGGCGTGCACTTGCGTGGTATCCGGGTTTTGGCCTGTCTGCGACTACGCGGCTTAGCCGCGACTGGCAACGTTTCTACCATTGCTCGCTGCGCCGTGACGACGGTTCCAAAGAACCCGACGTGTCCCGTTTGAGCCGCGCCATTACGATTAGCGAATTCCGCCGCACACGCGTTCCATTCCCTGATATGGGTGCGCCCGCAGTACAGCCGGGTCAGCCGTCGCAGCCGCAACCCGGCGGCAACCCGGGCGCTGACGGCACGTTCGGCGCGCTGTCGAATGGCGCTGCAATTAATGCCGTCCAAATCAAAACCATGGCGAATGCCGGCAATAATAATGTTTACCGCATTAAATTTGTCGTCGTGCGAAACGGTATTGTTTTAGACGACAATGAGGTGTCCACAAATTATCAAAACTTAGTCGCAGAACGTGAATGGTCGGGCTTTAAACAATTCCCGTATTTCGAGAATTCGGGTGATGCTGACGGTGCCAATATTTCGAGCACGCCGGTCAAATATGCGTCGCTGAATCGCGCGCCTATTGGCACTGTGGCACCGTGGACTGAAGCGAACGTCCACGCCGATAACCTGCAATTAGTTCAGAACGCGCCGCAACCCGCGCCCGTTCCTACGCCGCAGCCAAACCCCAGTCCGTCACCGGCTCCGCAACCCGGCGCGGCGGCAGGCACGTTCGGTGCAATCACGCCGAAGGAAACCCGCAACATTGTCTGGATCAAAAACACGTCGAATACCGGTATCGATGGATTTAAGACTATCACGTTTAAAGTCATCGATGAAAATTCCAACCTCATCGATGATTGGAAAGTGCAATCAGAAATGAATTCGTTAGTTGCGCAACGTTCGGGCACTAACAAATACTACGCGATTGTGCAAACTAATGGCGAATTGCCAGAGAACATTGCCAACCGCACGTATACGGAAGTCACCCTTAGCGGTGCAGACGTTACCAATACGGACCCTTATTATTGGTCGACGATTCACCAAGACAAATTAGTCGGTGCTAATTTCTCTGAATCCATCGTTCGCGGTTCCGGTGGTAGCAGTCCGTCGCCGGCACCAGCGCCCGGACCGTCGCAGAACGATGATGGCGGTCTACGGCAAGCGACGTTTAACGACATTCTGCCCGGTTTTAGCAAAGCTAATTTCTGGCCGCGCGAATTCGCCGACAGCATCGGTGACTGGCGCAATTCGCAAATGCTGTGGATTAAGAAATTCGCCACCGACGCGGACCCGGTTTATCTGACCAAAATCATTTCGGTTAGAAATGGTGTGGTTATCAGCGACGATGCGGCATCACAGGATCAAGCACGGCTGGATTGGGACGCGGCAAACGACGGCAAACCGCTGACCAATATCATGATGATCGTTGACCAGCAGACCGAAAATCCGGAAAACCTGTCGCTGCCGTCGGCATACGTTTCATTTGGCGACGTAAAAGCTAACGCGATGAATAATCCGCAACCGTATTATGATCAAGCAATCCACAAAACCAATTTGGATTTGCATTTCTTATTCTACGCAAATTCAAATGGTGGCAATCCGCAGCCGAACCCCAGTCCGTCGCCGGCTCCGAGACCACAACCCCAACCCGCGCCGCAACCGTCGCCGGTGCCCAGCGGTCCTAGCTATTCGGGCGGTACTGACGCTGCATACTCGTTTGACGCTGGCGCGACGTATGGGCGCGTACTGGACGCATACGGCCTGCCTAACGTCAATATCCCCGCAGTGTCGGCGCAACCCGGCAGCGCCCCGAATGTGGCCACCGCCGGCGGTGCAAGCCCGAACCTTCGCGGGCAGGCGCTGACGATTGGCGTTGAGCGCCCGAGTAAGCGACTGACGACGGGATTTTGGGCGTTCGGTAGCAGCCCGCAAACCAATTACGGCCAGTGGGACGTTAACACGTATTTTGTCGGTCGCGGAAATGGCGGCGGTACTAATTCGCTGTCGAATTATTGGAATTCGCAACCGAATAGAACTAACGTTATGAATTTTGCAAAAGGGTTGCTCGGGGCGATGCAAAGCCCGTCGGTGACCACACTGGTACTCTGGCCGATTGGTTATTCGTGTGGTCCGATGTATGCTGTCCGGAGCGGACGGGCCACGCCGCACGCTTATCAGCAGGTACTTAAAGTCTCACGGCTGGGGTATCGGTCATGGATTTGTTCGTCGTCGTTAAAACAAGGCGATGGCGTTTACGGAATTTTAATGACTGACGGTCGCAGCTATTCCGGTGTTTTCGTCAACGATAGTTCAGCGGTGAAAGAAATTCAGGCGGTAATCCCCGCTATTGGTCGCGGCGGTTCCCACATTCGTATTTATGGAACCTCCTACGTCGCCAGTTTTGAAAGCGGCGCGATGAATCAAAGTGAAACCAATGTTCACGTTGAGCAAATGCACCCGGAATTTTGGGTTTCTCCGAATGGATCAATTGGGCAAATCCAAATCCCCCCGTATTCGGTAATGTCCGTCATTTTCAACTAATGAGGATTCCGGGTGAAACCCGGATTTAAAAATGGGAATTCCTGCAAATAATTCGCTGCAATTAAACTCCGCGCTCTATCAAAAATTGATCGGCCCGGGTCGGTTATCTCTAAATGCGCTGGCGAATACCCGCATCGGCACCAGCGCCGGCTATGTCGCGTCGTTTTCGTTTCGCGCGACCGAAACCGCGCTGCCGTCGGCGCTGAAATTCTACGCGCAAGGTGGTTCCGGCTATTCTGACGGCAACGGCGGACAAATCCGGTTCCGCGTATGCTCGGACAGCGGCGGCAAACCAAACGTCGGAGACGTTTACGGCGAGGCGCTTTACACGCCGCAACTGGATATGCACACCCCGTCGCGTGCGTCGTTTCCATTACTGTTTTTCCGTAATAAACGACAATTAATCGCCGGTAATATCTATCACCTATTCCAAGATAACCCGATGGGAAATAATGGAAACTATATTAGTTCCAACAACATGCAATGCCCGACCGCTGTCGGTAGGTGCAGCCCATGGTTAAAGGATATGGAATTGGCGACGCATTTTGGCACCAGCGCGCAAAATCTGCGCAATTTTACCGGTGGTGCTGATCCTAATAAATTTTGGGCACCGATTTTTCAACTGTATTTTTCCAACGGTAAATCGTTAGGCAATGCGATTATGGAAGGGGGATACCGCACCGACGTTTCAACGTGGACCGTTGCGGGCGGATCAGAATATCGTGAACGATTCAATAACGTTGACGCGGGCCAATATAACGGAGTTTCGTTCGCAGCCGTTTGCCAGTCTCCGGGCACGCTCAATTATTATTTGGACGATTTGACTAGCGGCGCAGTGGTCCTAACAGGTTCCGTCTCCGAATCACAAAGCCGGTGGGCACCGACAAAACTGGGACGCTCGGAGACCGCAAACCTGAATTGGTACCATCGGGATCATAACCCCGTCTATTTGCAGGCAGGACGCCCGTATGCGCTCCGGTTCCGGGCTGGCAGCGGGTCATGGGTGTTTGGCGACGTTCGCCGGGGCGATGAGTACGGTTTCACCTATCCCGCCGCGTTCACTGATTCCAACGGCGAGCAAAAGCGCGGCGGGTCATGGTCCGGCATCAACCATTGGAAAAAGGACAGTTCCGCTTGGGGTATGTCATTCCCCGTAGTTTTACATAAGGTGTAAAAAAAAAATAAAGCCCGGTTAATTCCGGGCTTTTTATTAGATACCTAGCGAACGCAAAACATCAAGCGCATTATCAATATACCATTGCCGGTTTAAATCGGCGGGAAATTCCTTCGGCAGTTTACCGCACGGTTCCGCGAATTCCGATTTAGGTACACTGTTTCCATTTGACGCATACACGATTTTATTGGGATCTTGCCCATAATACCATCGGCAGGTTTTCCCCATATATTCATGTTGTCCATTTGTGCGTAGTTTCACTCCGTGGCCCTTGACCGTTCGCACCACAACGAACCGCGTAAAATCGGTGCAGTTGTTAATCGTCTTATCAATCGGTGTCCCGTTGACCAGATATTCGGCAACAGCCTGCACACAAATCGGTGCGTCCTGATTCTTTTTAAGCGCGTCGGCGCTGCCGTCTTTCGGCAGGGTGAAAATCCCCTTTCCCTTATATCCGCCGTCAATTTTCGCAGCGAGATAGTTATTCACGTCGCGCGAATACAGTGCGGAGTAATGGGTATCTTCTGTATTAAGCCCTGTCGTCCGTTCCCACCATTTGACAATGCGTTCCATTAACTCAGTTTTGCATTTCGGGCAATGAATGACAATACCGTCAGTGTTTGCGCTGACGACGGGAATTCCGCTAATTTCCAGAGCTTCAATAAACATTAAAAGCAAAAGCTGCCCCGTAATCGTCGTTTGAATCAACAGTTGTGGCGAGTAAAGCGCAGAGTATTTGCTACCGAATTTCCCGAACGATCCGTTAATAACGATTTTGAGACTGTCGGCCGTGATTTTGTCGCCGGCGTGTTTCGCGGCAATCCGTCGGTCAACGATGCTTTGATAAATTTCCAGAAACTCCGGCCCCAATTGCTTGGGAAATAGCCGCATATTTAAAATCATTGACGGGTAATATGATGTTACGTCACGGTCTACTAGGATGTGGTTATCGTCAGCTTTCGTCACGCGCGCAGATTCGCACGAATGTAAACCACCTATACCCATTTGGTACGTGCCGTTATTGATAGTGATTTTTAAATCCTTTAGCGAATCAGGTAGCGTCACCGCACCGGATTCCCCAATGCAAAAAATTTCCGAATGGATCAAATCCAGAACATCGCGCAATTGTTGCGTTTGATATTGGACATACTCCGGCGCAACATAGCGACACGTCGGCGGAATCGATGCGGAATCCGGCACCGTCGGTTTCTCACCGTGCAGCAGCCACAATTCATGGGAGATGACCGCCTCTGCAATTTGCGCGTCGGATTTTGACCGCAAATCCGTACCGTATTCCTTCGACATTGACATCCGCAATTCCAGTTGCGGTTTCAGGATGCCTAACAGGCGCTCCGTTGCCGGGATATCCGACGCGCAGCAATACCAGCGCACACAGTCGATTTGCGCTGGTGTCAGCACGGTTCCGGGTTGATACGGCAAATCTTGAATCGTCGGCGCGTTGGCCCGGGCAGCGTAGATTTTCAGCGATCCTTGCAGCGGCGCCACTTCGATCAAATCAATGTGGTTGCCCTGAATCTGTTTAACCCGCATTGATTTAAGCAGCATCCATGGCGCAACCCCGTCGCCGATAATCCGTTCGGTCGCACTAAACAATTCGGCGCAGCCCTTACCTTCAGCAGCCAGTGTGGTCACCGGCCAGTCATATTTGATACCGTTGAAACTGATCAGGTTACAATTTTCGAGCATCCATTTCAGTTTAGCAGGATCAAAACTGCGAGTTTCCGAATCCTCAAATAATACATATTTGCCAGTTTTAACGTTTTTGAATGCTGCTAGGAAATAGTTAGGATACGATTCAATATCGAATACAAAAACGTCCCCATCCATATAGGATTTGACCAATTCCGAATTGGTCATGATCGGTAGGTCAAATCGGTGCGCGTCCTCATAGTTGGGCAGGTACGATGAGGATAGCCACACTGGTTCCGGGATCAGTTTCTGATCCGGCGCAACTGCGGTAGCGTAGAAAAGGCCATCGTGAAAAGCTTTCATTTTCTGCGAGAAATTACACCGAACATTGGACCGTTTGAAAACATCGCCGAATTTTGATTCGGGCGCATATCGAAGTTTTGAATATCAGGCAGCGTTAGCGCAAAGGCTTTTTTGAAGAAAATGCCATTTGGGAATGCTTCGATATCGTAGGATTCATTTCCGCAAATCATTTCACCGTCGCGGAATTCCAGCAACTCGGAATCTCCGGTTTTAATCTTGCTGAACCCAACGCGCACAGATTCGGGCAGCGGCGCCGGCGCATAGCCGCCGTCAAAGAACGGGCGCATGTCGGGCGGCTGCGCGTCCACCAGTTGCGCAACCAGCATCGCAGTGTCGCCGGCGCGAAACTCGATACCGTTCCGCTCGATGGCCACACTGTCAGCGCCTATTTTCGCGGCGATGTCGATAGCGCGCGCCGGGACGACGCACGGTGGCACTTGCGGCCCGGGCAGCGACGCCAGCACCGCGTTATTGGTCGCGTAGGCGCGGCCGTTTTGCAGGATGACGCCCCGCGTGAATGGTCGGATGGATTCGGCCGTGTATTTTGTCAGCGCATCCAATCCAACCCATCCGGTCGGATCAGTTTCATTCGTCAGCGGAACGTATTGATACGGTTCATTTTTGACGGGTATTTGCGCTTTGTACGCCCCCTGTTTAATCGTTATCCGCGTTTTGGTTTGCGAGATAACAATTTCTCGTTCGTCCAAAGCGGCAGCAGCCCGAATCAGCGCGCTGGCATCGCACGCGCCGTCCAAGTCATACGGGAAAGCGTGTTCAGCGCGCAGCGGGCCATTGACAGCGCAGATTCGGCCGCGTTGAAAAATGAACGTCGCGTCCTTTTTCCCGCGTAGAATTTGCGCAACAAATTTAATTGCCTTTTGCATTTTTGAAACGGTCTTGCAATTGCTTTAAGACTTCGATGGGTGAAAAATCCGCTACATTACGAATATACCACACTAACGCAATATTGTTATTCCAGCCGATGACGCAAAACAGAATTTCCAATTCGCCCGTGAGAGTCCAATACGCGGAAAATTCTTTCGTGCGTAGGGAAACTTCCAGATTATCGGGAAATTTATCGAAAAAATCCGGTAGCACTTGAATCAAAAACGATTCGTCATCTGGCGTTTTATAGGTGAGCAAATGAACGGCAATCATTTGATTATAAGCCTAAAGCGAGTTTTCGGCAATTTGCTGAAGCTTTCCGGCGACAGGTTGACGCATCCATCCGTAACATAGCGGCGTTGCGCTGGCGGCCGGATCAGCAGTGCGGCCCGCTCGGGTGTCCACACTGGATGCAAGGCCAGCGCCAGCCCCGGGCCACCATCGGCATAGTGGACGGCTTGTGCAGCGCCAGCGGGGCGGGCAATGTGGCTACCGGCTGGCGTGGCACGCCCCAGCAGCACGGGAGCGCTGAAACCGGGGCAGGTGAGCAACGCGGTAGCCACACTCAACGTGCAGGTAATCAAAACCTGTCGTCCGGCGAGAATGTTTCAAACGGGCTGAAGCGTTCCGGCGTCTCATCGATGCCGTGCCGAATCGTGTCGGTGCCGCGACGCTTGCCATGGCTGCGGCGGATGCGTTCCAATTGATCGTCAGTTTTCGGCATTTTGCGCGGCGCATGTTTCACGTGAAACATGCGTTTTTCGTCTTCGATGTTTTTCAACCAAGCCATTTTCAAACTCCGTTTTGATGCTGGGCGGGTTTCCCCGCCCGTTGTCTCGTTGTTATTTTTCGTAAACCGTGCGACCGGTCCAGCGATCATTGATCAGAAGACCAATTCCCAGATATTTAGCCAATTTCACGGCATCGGCCCGGTGATGAAACGCGCCGTACTCGGAACCGTCGGGGCGAACCAGTTGCCAGCGACCATATTCGTTCTCGAAAGTCGATTCACCGTTTTTGTCGATTCCGTCCCAGCACTCAACGATTTTACCAGCGTGGTAAATGTTACCGTCTTCCCGGAATTGAACGCCCGAAAAACCTTTTTTCAGCAGCACGATACGTGCATAGTATTGTTGCGTGCGGTTCGGACGGGTCAGAGTTTCGGGGGTTACGAAGCGTGCCATGATGTTTTCCTTTTAGGTTGTTTCGGTGCTTGTTCACCGTGACTAAATAATAGATCAGCTAATTTTCAGGGTCAACAATTTTTGTGTAAGAAATTGTAACCGTGTGATTTTCGATGAATTGTTTCACGTGAAACAAGCAAAAAAAAACCCGGGCCGAAACCCGGGTTAAACCTCAACATGACACCAAGAAACTATAGCTTATCACACTTCGGCAGCAGCTTTGGGACGGCCTGCTTTGCGCGGGGGCAGACCGTTGTATTTGCGCCAGCGGTTCAGTGCACCGCGACCTTCGGTTTCAAACACATATTGGGCATTCATTTCATCGCGGATCATCACGTAATTGATGGTTGCCGGATCGACGGTTTTGGCCAGTTTGTCCAGCGCCGCCCACACAATGGCGCCGGTGCTGCCTTCGCGCGGCTGCGGGATACCGTTCTGCTTATTGCGCGACTGGCGTTCAGCGCGAGCGGCGGCACGTTCAGCGGCTTTCTGCGCGGCCTTTTCTTTGGCGGCAAAGAATTTGGCTTTACGGGCTTCCAGTGCGTCGGCTTCCGACACGACGGGTTTAGTTTCAGTTTTCACGGCAGCGGGTTTGGCTTTTTTCACGACAGGTTCAGCGTCGAAGTCGCCCAGAAAGTCAAGATCGGTTGTCATTTTATATCCTCAATCTCAATGTTTGGAAAGTTTGCCGATAAGCGTTTGCAACTGGTCGGCGGTTAGTTCGATTCGGCGCTCCCGAATCTCATCATGACTGCATTCTATCAAGCGTTTTCCGGTGTCGTCAACCCATTTTCCGACAAGAGTGTAACGGTCTGTTTCAGGATTCCGGAACGTTTGACGTAGGGTTTCAGCAGCCGCGTTAACATCCAGACGATCCGGCGCGACGTGCTGACAAAGGACTGCGAGCGCCCGCGCCGCAGAAACTCCGGTGCTTCTTGGCCATTCCTGCCCGGTGACGTTTTTGAATAACGCTCCCCATTTGCTAAAAGCGCACGGATGGAAACCCAGGTAATCCGTCGGCACCGACGCCAATCGGCTTGCTACATGTGAGCATTCTACGATTTGAAACAATTGTGCCGCTCGCAAATTTTCAGCAATCCGGATCAGCCGATAGTTTTCAGTATCGATGACAACCCATCGTAGGTTTGCATCGGGGTTTATCCAATCAGTCATTTTCAACTTCCATAGCAGCACGCCCAATCATTCTAGATACGATAGAATTAACCCCGTTTCCGATAATTGAATGCTGCAAAGTAATACCAGCACCTGCCATAACAAAACCATTAAACAGTTTTTTGTACGAATCACCACGAACACCCATCAACAATGCGGATGTTTCAGGGTGAACCGTCCGCACTGGCGAACGTTCAGGCTGCGCCGCGTTGTAAATTCCAATCACAACCGACGCAGCCCGCCGCAATGACGTTAATGAATCGTCGCGTACTTTGGGATTGCGACTGGTAGTCCCATAATATTCTATGGCAAAAATTTCGCCGTCATTTAAATTATACGATAAAAGTTTTTCAAATATTTGAGAAATACCGGATTTACGCAAATCTGAAAACGATTTATCGAATTCATACATGCCAATTGTCCTACGAACGGATTCCAACGAATTACTATTCGGTTTAGGGTTGATATTCGGAATCATTTCTGACCATTTCGCAAATTTTTCAGAATCTTTTGCAAAAAGGACAAACACGCGATGCCGTCGGCATACACCAGGAACCCCTAAACCGGTCGGATCGATGACTTTAAAGCCGACGCTTCCATATTGCTTTAAAGTTTCAATAATCGCTTTGAAATGCGGATAATTGCGCATATTCTCCGAATTTTCTATAACCGCATATTTAACATCGCTTTCCCCAATGATTTTTGCCGATTCTATCGCTAAATTTGCAGTTTCATCGTCGAATGCTCGCGTTCTCGCCGGCGTAAATTCGGTGCAAGGCGGACTAGCCCAGAGAAAATCAACATTGTGATTTTTAATAAATTGTGGCAATCGGGAATCACGAACATCGATATTGAGCACATCACCCATAACATGCTTATAAACCCGACTTTCGGCGCGCTTCCATTCGACACCGAAAGCATGAATCATACCCGATTCATGCAAACCCAGGTCAGCGAGACCACCACCGGAAAATAACGATGCGAATTTCATATTTACCCCGTTTGTATCTTTGTTAGTCATTATAGTTTCGCGGATGTTTCGTTGCATACCATGCCGCAAGCGGAATACCGACAATCGGCAGGAAGCAAGCGATGATGACAGCACGTGCAGCCGGTGAACGTCGGTCACTCAATGCCGAATAGAGCAAAACCACAAATGCCACAAAATAAACCGTCGCCAGAACGAACATTAGAAAACCTAGAGTTTGATCCGTTTCAACCCCCGATCATTGATTTAATCAAAACAACGATGATTGCGATTAGCGTAATTGCTAGCGGAGAAATTAGCACCAATACGCAAACAATTTCCAGAATGTCATAAATTGCGTTTGTATTCATACAATTCTTTGTTCTTTTGTTCCATATATTTTTCATACTCGCGCTCGATATACTTTTCGTATTCACGTTCTAAAAGTAAATCGCACTTTCGCGCTATTTGTTCGTCGATTTCATCTTGTTCTTTATAAATTGGACGCATTTTAAAAACGCCCGCATTTCTACGGGCGCCCTCATCGATTGATTATCAGCCGCGCGGTTTCAGTGGGCGAGTGTCAAACTCGAATGCTTGGCACTCGTGCAGACGAATCGTCGTGACCATTCGTTGCAGCGCGCCGCCAGAGTTGCCACCAATTGAACCGCCAGCACCGCTGGACCCGTTGGCCCCGAAAGCGAATGCGCCACTGGTGGATGTGGTAACCACACTAGTAGTCTCAACGATTCGATGACCCATCAGCAGCACAACATCCGGTGTCACCTGCACGCGCCGATACGGTTCGTTATCCGGAATCAGGTGCATATCTTCACCGATGACGGCTTCGGTGTCTTTAATGACACCAATGATTCGACCATTAACATTCCGCGCGACAATGCGTTGACGCGGGCCGCATTCTTGACTGACGATGCTTGTGATATTCGCCGACGGCGCGACGACAGGCACCGCAGACGACATCACCGGGCGGACGTTGACATAGCGGTAGCGGGTGTCACCGTTACCGATGTTGATCGACTGCTGCGACTGATTCGGTGCGGAATAGCTGACAGTCGTTTGCGGCGCGATGTGGTTACCGCCGCTGCTGGCTGATGCGTTCTGCTGCTGGTGCTGCCACTGGTGGCCGCCGTCAGCGGTAGCGGTCGGGGCGTTGTGCGTCGTCCGGTTGTCGCTATTGGTTTTGCACGCATTGACACCGACGCAATCCGCGCCCGGGGTATTCGTTGCGTGTGCCGCACTGGCAGCAGCGATCAGGGACAGGGTGATGATGGTTTTTTTCATGATTGTTTTTCCGGATTTTGCGCTAACCGAAAATGATTAGCGCGAGAATGATTGCGATTGAGATTGTCAGAAAATCGTCAAAATTCATAGCATGACGATATTGATTGTAATTGCGGCGGCAAAAATCAGGATGACAATTACCGCCGCTTGAAAATCGGTCAAGCGACACCCCCTATTTTGAGAATTAGCGCAGCGACTGCGCCAAGAATGATAGCTGCACTGGAAACCATTCCAAGCACAAGCCAAATGCACGTCGTTTTCGGACCCCAGTAGCCACCGATGGTTTCGACGAATTCGGCGGCGTATTCTTCAAAGCGTTTCATTTTCAATGATTCCTTGCATAGTCCAGAATTTCACGTTCGGTCATTTCCCCCGAACGTTGATTAAATTCTACAATGGTTTTGTCGAATTTGTCAATGAGATTTTGACTAGTGTAGTATTTTTGCAGGATTGCAAAAACTGTTTGACGATTCGTATAGTCCATTTTAGCAGTCCGCTTGCTGATCTTTCATGCAAAAATACCACGCACCAGCAGCCATCGCAGCGGCCGACAGAATTTCCAGCAGTTTCCAGCCGTCGAAGGCCACCGGCGCGCACCAGTTGCGTACGCAATCCGTCACAGTCGGATCAGTTTCAGGGACGATTGCGAAAACGACAGCGGCGGCAGCGGTTCCCAGTGCAGCCAGTTTGTCGATTGTTGAGAAGCTTTTCATGATTCACCTTTCAGGTTTTGTTGATTTGTTGACAGAGATATTAGCATTCGCCGGGTATCTCTGTCAACAATTTTTCGTCAGTGTTGTTTAACGCGACAGAAACGAATTTTTGCTAGGTTTGACTTTCGGCCAAACCGTCACGCCATTTTTGTCGGCGACGTAAGCATTAAAGCCTAAGCTTCGATTCCATTCCGCGTTTTCGATTGCATCCGATAGCAAATCATATTCGCCGGTTTTATGGATGCCATCTTCATCGTTGACGCGAGATATATTCTGCTTGGTATGCCATTTGAATCACCTTTCAGGTTGGGTTGCGGTGCCCGTTTGTTCGTTCACCATGGATATTAGTATAGAGACGTTTTATCCAGCGTGCAATACCCTGTTGTCAAATATTTTGTAAAAATTGTAACTCTTCTACTCAATTTGTAACAGGGTATTGGTTCAACACTGTTTCACGTGAAACACTAATCCTTAACACGTTTCATCGGTTTGGGCTACAGAATGCTGTCGGCGGCCAGTTTCGCATATCCGGCAATGTCTATCCAGCTATCCCGATGATTCGCATCACCGCTGGCAATACGTGCCAGTTTTGACGCGATCATTTGCAGCGCTTCGCGTTGTACGTCATTGTATCGTTTGACCGAATCATCCAAACGCAAATGCGTTTGGATACTTTGCGAGCGATATGCGACGGCTCGAAAATCGCCATAGGTTGCGCCGCGTTCCTGCAAAACATTTTCAACTTCATTCGACATATTTACGCTCCGTGATTTTGATTCCCATTTCACCGTCGTCATTTTTGACAAATTCAAACGACAGTAGCTGCCCCGATTTTCCGAAACGATTCTTAGTTACCGTGACGAATTTCTTATTGTAGTTAAACTGCGACACGTTTAACACCACATCGAAAAATGCCGCGTGCTCCGGTGCCGGCCTGTCGCCATACGCGTATTCAACAATGTAGTCAAATCGATCATCGAACGTTTCCGCAAATACTATATCCCGGTTATATTGAAATTCCGAACTACATTTCCAATTTAGAAATGTTTCGGAACTAATGTGATTAATGACGTGATTTTCTTCCCGATCCAATCGGGTATCCGAATATCGGATAATATCCTGCCAATCCCGCTTATTATAAAACGATTCCAGCATGTCATTAATAACGGCCGTTTTCCCGGCACCGGGAATCCCCGAAACCAAAATCCGCATATCAAACCCCCGTTGATCCAAACCCACCGGCACCGCGCGCAGTGTCTGCGATAACCACACCAGCAACCATCGCGACTTGCGGAATCGGAACAATCAACCCTTGCGCCACGCGGTCACCATAGCGCACGCTGAACGTTTCGTCACCGTCGTTTTGCAGCGAGACTTTCAATTCACCGCGATAATCGCTATCAATCACACCGACGCAATTCGACAGTCGGACGTTGTTTTTGAACCCGTGCCCACTGCGAGAGAAGACCAGCAGCACGTGATTTTCTGGAAGTTTAAATTTCAGACCAGTGCGGACGATACCGGCGTGACGCGGCGCAATCTCCGTGTCATCGGCAGATTGAATATCGAAACACGCTGCCCCGGCGCTGGCCTTTTTCGGCAGGTTGAAAAACTCACTCTCGCAAATAGCGGCGGAGTTTTCAACATCATTCCAGAAATTATTGCTCAAACCGAATTCGCTGCCGTTGAATGTCCAACTTTCATCTAGATAGAATCTGGATTGCAGCCAACCGAAACCATCGGTATCTTTCGACAGGTCAACCCCCGCGCGAAGCTTGAAACCTTCAAATTTGATGGCTGACAAAATCCCTTCCGCAATCGTTTTAGCTTCATCTGGAAATGATTTAATAAAATCGTGCGCCAGAGACCAAAGCGTTCTTTCATCCATTTTCGTTTCCTCATTTAAGATCAGCCCAAATTGGCGCACGCGCCGCTTTGGGAATTTGATTAATTCGTTCTTCATTGAAAATCTGGTGATAGATCGAAAACGCTTTCGCCGGATTTTCTCTGAATTCCCGAACCGCTATACCCGCAACGCTGATACCTACAAACTGCGCAAACGCATCGGGATTTTCCAACAGGTAATCAAACACCGCCCGCTGGACAAGCACTTCTTTCGTCGGGTTTTTGTGCAGCCAAAACCGAACCATTTTTCCGGCATCAGCAGCTTTGAAAAGCCGCGTACTACCGAACCGGATATCGTTCCATTTCGGGCGCTTATTCAGAATGCGCGCGGCTTGCTCGCGGTCCAGATATGAAACAACCCAAAATCGCGTACACGGCAACCAAAACAATACAAATCGTTTTTCGTTCATTTTTCCGTAAACCCCACAAAATGCCCGTCAAATCCGTGCATTTTGAAAATGTCGTATCCTTTTCGCGCCATCGTGAATTGACCGATGATTTTGGCAGTTTCTCGCCAAAGCGCTTTCATCCGGTTATAGCGCTCGCCCCATGATCGGTTATTCCACGCATTCGGCGACCAACCGCCGACAATATGGGTCAATTCACCCATATTTTCAGCCGACAAACGGAATTCCGTTTCGAGCGTATCGAGCAAATCCATAACCCGAAAACCATACGGCTGCGAATTATCAATGACGTATTGTTTGCGTTTCAAACAATCCGACACGACAATTTTGGTAACACGTTCGAAATAACGCCACCGGTCAACCTGTTTTTGCATCGACCCGCGCAGATTGAAACGCGCGTTTTCGTCATCCGCGCCGAATTTGCGATACGCGGTTGCTTGCCAGCGTTTGCACGCGGTGGCGTTCAATCCGCACGAATCAAACCACATATCCATTTTCGCGCCGTTCTCATCGATCCAGCGCAAAATGTTATCCGATCCTAACACGAGATTTTTGCGCCACGGCATTTGTTTGCGCATCATAGCTTGGATTTGCCGGCGTTCGTATTCGGTAAATTTCTGTTTCATTTTCTCACCTTTCAGGTTGTGGGCGGTCGATACCGCCAAAGTGTGGTTATCAAAATTCCGTTGAGTACCGATCATCAATCATCGCAGCGTCAAGCCAAACGCGGTTGCTGGCATCCTCCGGCCATTCGGGATATGGCGCGACAGATTCGCAGAAATATTCCCAGTCATCCGGTCCGAAAATCAAGCATTCGCTATCCGGTTCCTCACAAAGGAACGTTTGCCAGTATTCGCATTTGTCGGCAGTGTCGCTTTCCCGGTAAAAATCATCCAGCGTCGGGTTATCTGAATGATTGACGAATTCCGATTCCATTTCCGACACAAAGTCTTCCGGACGAATGACCCGCAGCGTGATATCTTCCTGAACCCGCCGCATCACAATTTGCACTTGCATTTTCTACACCTTTCAGGTTTTGATGGGTGTTACTTTCACCGCGTTGCAACAAGTTTGATGGAAAATCCAGTCATCGCATTGTAGCGAACAATGTTCCAAATTTCCAAATCATCATACTGCGCTTTTGCTTTTTCAAACACTTCTTTTTCTTCCGTTTTGGTGAAAGCCGGCAGATATTTGTAAACCCCGCCGCTTTGAATGTTGATTACTTCGACAATGAACGGCGCAAGTTCAAGCTTTTCATTGTCACTCATGACGCTAGTATTGCCAATCAATGTCTCATCCGAAATGCCGTCTTTCCACCGGCCGACAATATCACCATTTGCCAGAAAGCGCACATAGCGGTAGCCTCTACGCCAGAGCATGGAACGGATGTTTTCTTTAACAGTGCGGGTCAGTTTCATTTTTCAGCCTTTCAGGTTTGGTTGCGGTGTCGATTCGTTTCGTTCACCGTGACTACATATTAGATCTAAACGCGCCAAGGTGCAAACGAATTTTTGTAAAAATTGTAACTGTTGCGCTCAATTTGTAACGTTCGATTCTGACCGCGTTGTTTCACGTGGAACATTCGCCGCGCGCGTCAGACACGCCAACAAATCCAGATTGCGCGGACCATCGGCCACCGGCCAGATACGGAGCGCCGCGCCGCGTCGCAGCGCTCCGCATGACGGGCACGACGGGTCAATGGTCCCGCTATTGAGCGACAGCAGCGCATCGGCCGCGTGACAGGCATCCGCAGCGCTGGCGTGTGCAGAAAACTCCGACTGATACCCGGGCTCACCGGCGCGCTCCGGCTGGTGCAGGTATAGCCACACTGCGCCGGGTCCGTGTTGCGCCAGTGCGTCGGCCGTCAGCCGGTCAATTCGTAATTGCAAATCAGTGGCGTTTAGCATTGCGCACCATTTCCCTATTCGTTTTGTGGTTTTTGCCCGCGTGCCATTGCTCGCAGACGATCCGCGACACGATTGCATCATGATCCGCCCGGACCCCGGCGCGTGCGTAGAGACAGACGGTGCCGCGCGGCGTCGCATCGGCGGCAGCCTGCATGAGGCGCATGCCCGTTCCCAGCGTCGGGACGTTCACCGGCACACGGGTAACATCGGTCAGATTATCTATCTCAATATAATATGGGGAATTTTCAAACATGAATTCAGGATCGTCGATGCGCCCCAATGGTTGCGGAATATTTTCAAGCACAAAATAAAACACCTTGCGACGAAGGTATATTTTATCTTTAATTTTCGCTTCCAATACTGCAAAATAATTGGTCAGTGCGTTTCCATCTTTAACTTGGAAGAATTTCATAATGTCGGCTCAAAATTTCAGGGTATTTTGGTTTATTCGTCCAAACTAAAATTGATTTGGGTACGTTCAATTCAACAGGCGCGCGTGTGACCGCTTCCATCGTGTTTTCAGGGTGCGGCGCTTCACCCCCAGCCGCTTCCCAGCGCTCGCGCGATTTGAGCGCCGCATAGCCACCAATGTCAAACGGCCACCATTCGGAGAATTTCGCCAGCCCACAATAATAGTCAATTCGCATTGATGTTGGCTTACCGGGTTTATTGTGGATTGAATAAACAACGTCCGAAACCGGCAATATTTCAGTTTTCGGTACTTCGCCATCAATAATTGCCGCGCCGCTCGCATGGTTGTTAATCTGATTATGTTCGGGAAACTGGTAGCCACATTGCACCGGACCATTTTCCGACTGCACCATAGCCGTGCAAAATTTGGCCGACGCATGCGTGTAGGTACCGCAGCAGGGACACGCTTTGACTGGCGCCGGCCCACCGCCACCGCGCTTTTTCGGCGGCGTGTAATCCATGTTGACCGCGCCCAGTCGCTCGATATTCCGGACAAAATCCAATACCAAGCAATCCGTTTTCCCGTCAGCGATTCGCAACCCGCGCCCGATCATTTGGCGCCACAAAACTTGCGATTGTGTCGGGCGAAGCATCACGATCAAATCAATTGCCGGAAAATCGAAACCTGTCGTTAGGATGTTGTTATTAATCAGCGCGCGCAATTCCCCCGTCATGAATTGCTGGATAACAGCTTCACGTTCGGCAGGTTTTTGCTTGGAATGAACAACATCCGCTGCAATGTTGTATTTAGCGAAAATCTCTTTTAAATGCTCGCAGTGTGCGATCCCGGAGCCGAAAACAAGCCAATGTTTCCGATGCTCACCCAATCGGCACACTTCCTCAATTGCTGCAATGGATGCACTGTTTTTATCCATCGCAATATGCAACGATTTTTCGTCATAATCGCCACCGCGCACGCGCACACCTTCCAAGTCATACGCGAATTCGGTTGCCCGTGTGGTTAACGGAGACAAATAACCTTCGGCAATCAGACGGTTAAAATTGTCGGTCGTTGTAATATCATAGCAGATATCCGTGAAAATGGGCTTTTGCGTTTTCCATTGCGCGTCGCGGTATTCATCGATGATCCGCCCCGTTCCCAGACGGTACGGGGTGGCCGTGTCGCCAACAACGCGCAAATTCGGGTTCGTTTTCATGAGACCATTAAAAAATGATCTATACATGCTGTTTTCTTTGTACGAAACCAAATGCGCTTCGTCAACAAATACAATAGCAACGAATCCGAATTTTTCCCAGTCTTTATATACTGACTGAATCGTACCGAAAATAATCGGTGAATTAAAATCGCGTTGTTTCAATTCAGCAGAGTTAATTCCATACGGAATGTGCGGCGCGTGATTGTGCAAGCATGCCGCGTTTTGCTCTACCAGTTTTTTAGTGTGCGTCAGCACGACGATTTTCTTCCCCGGCCAATTCTCCGCAAAAATGCGGCAGAATTCGGCGATGATCAGAGATTTGCCACCGCCAGTGGGAATGCACACCAGCGGGTTTCCCGCGCCGCCGTTGTGAAAATATTCGTAAAGCGCTGTCACCGCTTCGCGCTGATACCACCGCAAATTAAACATGATTAATCAATCTGTTCCCACTGATCGCAAGTTTTCTCGATGAAGTCTGCCGGAATCGTAGCATTGTGGTAACCACATTTCCACTGCCCGTCGGCCACCGGCGCAGCGTGAATGCACGTCCGGCAGTTGCGCGCCATTGGTTTTCCGTTGTGGCAGATATCCCGTTTGTCGCAGAATTTGCATTTGAAAAACGACGATTTTTCCGACAGTTTGCGCGGCGGCTGCTGCAAATAAATGATCGTTCGCGCACGGTCAACGTGTGCGCGCCCGACTTCCTCATCTTTAGCAATAATCTCCGCGTAAATATCATCGTTGTTTTTATTGACCGCCATATAAAGCGCGTGCTGCAAACCCATTTTGTACATATACACTTGCATTTGAACAAAATGTTCCGGCTTTGCAATCGTCACGCCATTTTCGGTCAATTTTACAAACGATTTATCGGAATGTGTCTTGAATTCCAGCAAGCAATATTCATTAGTCGGGAGGTCAGGAACGCCCAAAGCGATGCCATCGCCAGAACCGCCAAAATGCCCATCAACGTCAGATATCCGGTATTGTTTTCCGTTTTCATCGCTTTGAAACAGTTTGCATCCGATCATTTCCAGCAGGGCGCAGAACCGGGCTTCTTCAAGGTGGCCCCGATTAAATAACCGAAGCATTCGCCCGTCAAAAACAGGTTTCTGCGCCCACCGGAACCCGTACCAAATCTCGCGCGCACACTCTCGCCCGATCAGCGATGCGCCAAGGTGCGCGCGGAAACCGCTATTGTTCTGACGGTACGCATCATCCATTTGCGGAAACCATTTCTGTTCCGCCGCGCGGAATGCGTTACCCTGATCCCGCGACATAACTTGCTCGATAGCTTTCAGCGTTTCGGTGGCGATGCGTACCATTTTGTCCAGATTAATTAGCGGTTAAATAATTTAACAGCTTATTGTTCCCACGGCATTTTGTGCGCCGTGGCCGGTGCGGGTTGAGTCGGGAATGCTGCTGGTGCCGCTTGCGGGGCAGTCTGCGCCGGGAATGCTGCAGGTTGAGCTACTGGCTGCGCTGCGGGTTGAGGCTGGGCAGGTGGCACGAACGCGGGTTGTGCAGCAGGTTGGGTAGCAGGCGGAACGAACACCGGCGCTACGGGTTGGGGTTGCACCGGTGCGGCAAACGCCGGCGCAGCAGGCGGTACGAATGCGGGAGCCGCGCCAGCACCCGATGTGGTCACCGGGGCTTTGTTGCGTGTGGCTGCGAGCCGCTGGCCGGCCTCAACCGTCAACCATGCGCCGATGCTGTTATATTTGCTGTTATTTTTCGGCGGGTCAATTTTGGCGTACACCGGAATATTGACAACCTGCTGCGGACTAGTCAGCGTTCCATTAACGCCGCAAGCGCGAGCCAGTGCGGCCAATTGTTTTTTGCCAATTTCAACAGCTTGCGGATTTTGACTGCCCAGATTGTAATTTTCAAAAATAGCCCGACCGGCAAACTGGCAGTCACGAAGCCGCACTTTAGCCGAAAAACGGATGCCGCCAGATTTGTCGAAACCTTGTTCGATGGATTCGACGACAGCAGGATAATACCCATCCGGAATTTCCGCAAAACTGTCGGCCAATTCGGGATCATTCGTGTTAATGTTGAAACCTGCAAAAATGTTTTCGTACATTTGATCATTCCTCATTCAATTTTTGGATGATTTTGCCCAAATGGGGCGCTTCATAGAATTCTAGACCGCCGACGCGATCTTTTGCCTCATATTGGGCGGTCGGTTGTGTTTGCAAATATCTGAATGGCTTTCCGTCTTCTCCCTGTGCGACACCCATATAATACACGCTGTCGAAAATGTACCCGATATTCTGGCCCAATTTCTGACCCTCAAATGCCGGGCCAAATTTCATGACGCCGCCCATCGGGTCTTTGATTGTACCCAATTTAGCAGTCACCAGAACGTGTTTATTTGGAATGTCGCGGATAGCGCGTGCCAGCGCAATAACTCGGTCATACAATTCCCCGTAGTCCTGCCGCGCGTCCTTTTTGCCACCGTCACGCCCATCGATGGAAATTCCCCGCAGCGAGTGCAGAAAAACTTCCGTCAATTCCGACAGCGAATCGATAACCACACTCTGATATTGCGACGCTGCATCCGTTACAATCCAGCGCATGAATTCAGCGACCGTTTTAATATCGCGCGCTTCAATCACGGGAATTTCATACGCAATATCGGGTTGATTTTCACCGAACATGCGCGCGATGTTTTTCGGCCGCAGTGTAGTAGTTCCACCTTCGATTGACAGGATGATCGGTGCTGGTAGCGTGGCAGCGAGCGACGTTTTACCGACGCCCGGTGCCCCATATACCAGACATTTTAAGTAGTTCATTTGGAAATGTCCTTTTCGTCACGGAAACCTTTAAAAATCGGGAATCGCGGTTTATCTTTTGCGCCGACTTCAAAATGTTTGTACGTCACTATTTTACCCAAAATTTGATCCTGATTCTGCCACAAATTGTAACGCTGGGATTCGGTAAACCCGCTACCGATTTTGAATACCACGCCATCACCCCGGCACACGATTAGCACCCCCAGCGCGTCAACAGGGATCAGACCACGCGCATCGCTTGACCGTTCAATATAACCCAATTCGTTTACGCCGGCAATGTTTTTGTTTTGCATGAGACACTCAACGCCAATAATCACTGCCTCATCGTCGCTGAAACGTTTCAATTTCAGCAACAACCCTTCCTTGAGCGTACTGCGCCCATATTTGTAGCCGCCGCCCATTGATCGGATCATGACACCCTCAAAGCCTTGCGACAGGCTGACCCGTTCATACTCGCGCAGCGCCTCCGCGTTGCCGACCGTCGTTTGGATGACCGGTCGCACATGCTCGGACCACGATAGCGCTTCCACAAGCGCCATTCGCTCGATGGTGTGGCCATCCGAAACGTGGTCAAACACGTAGAAAGCCCAATCGTCCACCGCGTCACGCTTCATGACGAACCGCGTTGACCGGTTGAAAACGTCCGGCGCGTTGTGCGGTCCGGCGATCAGCTCACCGTCGAAGCCGTCATATTCTCCGCTTTTAAAAAATTTCTGCACAGCAATATTAGGAATCGGTTTGAGCGAGCGCGAATACGCAACCCTGTCGATAACCACGCATCGGATACCGTCCAGTTTCGGCGACGCCAGCACCGGATAATTGAGTAACTCAATATCCGTCACCGGAGCGGCCAGCATCGGTTTAAAACCCTTCATTTCTTTTCTTCCTTTTCCAAATCCAATGAAAACGTTCCCAGTTTCAAAGTCAAAAACTTATCAACCATTTCTTGATTCGACGAATCCATATTACCATATGCACGCTTATTCAAGGTGTATTTTTTTGTAAGAATTGTGTCAACTGGTATGCCTGCAACGCGCAGTTGCTCGATAGCCTCATCGTTCATCGAATCATCAACCGCGACCGTCTCTGTGAATTTGCCCACCAGTCGGCAACCGCCGCCGATATCAATCCGCTGAACCCCGGCACGTTGCTCAAACATCGCCGACACCTGCTGGCGCAGCGCTTTTTCTTCCGCCTCCAACGGTCCGTAGACCTCAATGTACGCTGCTTCCTTTTTCTGTTTAGCAATATACCAAGCTTTGATCAAATCCATATTAATCATTTTTTGAAAATCTCCGGTTGAAGAATTTTGTAACACACGCCAGAAATGCCGAAGTCATTCAATGCAGCCGATTCGGACATTTTGAAAAGGACACCCGTTTTTACAAGGTTATCCAAAGTGCTTTCCATTTCAGCATTAGAACCCCTTTTCGTTTTGAAAGCCGGTTTTCCACGACAGCGATATTTGATCGCCGCGCCGGTGATAACACCATTTTTGCGTAAACGTTTTTCGGTATCGATCAAAATGGTATAACCATTAATCGAACGGTATCGATTGCCACCATAAACATACGCATTAATGGCTTCGATAATCGAATTGGTTCGTGTTGAATCGTCGTTACCAATTTCCCCATTTTCCAATTTCGTGATGAAATTGTCAATATCCATTTGTACAAGGTTAATTGCCCATTGCGCCATTTCAAGCGTGCCTTTAGGCGCGACGTAGTTTTCCATGATCGCACACAAGGCCGCCAATCTTCTGGCTTTCAGCGCCGCGCGGTTCCATGCTTGCCGGTACGCTTCATCGTTCGTCTTGCGAATTTCGCCATCGCATTTAAAATCAAACGTTTGCAGAATGTTCGCGGCAGGTTCGTCGAATTCTACCATGCAAACCTGATTGATACTATTCAGTTTTGCAGAGTGGATTGACAATTGGGTGATGTATTCTAGCAATTCTGGCGTCAAATCATTTGAAATGTTGTCGTTTTTGACTGGACGATCCCCATCATACGATATTGTCAGGAAGCGGCTTAAAAAGCCATCTTCCATGACCGTAGTATCCAACGATTCGTAGAATGTTCCGGGGGTTGTTTCGCCCACCAGCGAAAATGCAACCGCGCCATTAATCGTCACATTTCGTTCGTTATCCGAATAGCGCAAACCACCGGCGCTGCTACCCTGTCCCGATTTTTGGTACAGGTTCGTCAGGTACGTGCGGTACGTCGCCAACGGCCCTTCGTCTCGTGTGGTAATCGCTTTCAGCCGTCGGCCGAATTCGCCCATGACCGCGACATGCGACGGCCGTTCCGCCACTGCGCGCAATAATCCCTGCCCCGAAGCATGTTCGTCGAAACTAATAAAATTGGCAATACCCGGGTTATGTTTCATTACCGCAGTCTGAATTTTTGAAATGCTGGTGTGCAGCGCTTCTTTACCGATTGCGGATTTTGCGACAAGCAAAATATACATGTTCAAACCCGAACCCGGAATATTCCACGCGCGCCCGCAAATGCCCGCCGCCAGCCCGATAGCTGCACTTTCGGCAATTTCGTAGACCGGCAAATAGCTTGCTGACAGAATCCAGTTGACCAATCGACCCATTCGCCCCGGAACCATCCAGCACTTATCAAGACAGTCCAGCACCGAAAAATCAACAGGCCGCCCCGTGATGCGGTCCACTGGCCGCGTCTCACCCGCCACAACACCCGTCAGCGCTCGCACTTCCTCCGCGACTTCTACCGCCTCGGGATCGCTTTCCGCGTCATCGCTGGTGCTCTCCGCGTGGCTATCCAGCGTTTCCGCAATCTGAGCAATCAGCGGATCAACCGCCATCGCAATTTCCACCGCTCGATTTTCTCGATACTGCCGCCGACGAATGCTGCGCAACGTGCGCGCCAGATAATCGGTACGCTGCGCTTTTTCGCGCTTGCCCAATTCGGTAAGTTTGAATACGCGAATGCACTGCGCGTCATCGCGCGAATAAAACGCCAGCATTGACATAAGCGATAAATCGGCTTCGGATTGGGATGGATAGCCCAAATCCTGCCACTCGCCCCGGCACAACGCCCGGAATTTGTCACCGTTGCTCGCGTTGAGCCCCGTCTCGATCAGTTGCATATCCGTCATCGCACCGTCAGCCATGACGACAGCGGGTAGACCCGTGTGGACACCCGCGCCAGCACCGGCAGCACTGGTGGCCACATTCTGGGCGGTCGTGGGCTCGGAAACGCTCGCAGTCTCGCGGGTTTGCATTCCCAGCAGTCCCAACGTTTCCCAAACAAGCATTGACCCATCAATCAATTCATCGTCACCCGACACCCGCTGCCCGGTACAGACGATATAGCGTTTGTCCGAGTAAATTTCGATACCATATTTTTTGGATCGACGATTCAGGAACGGTAGCAGCGATTGTGCGCATTTGATCCAGATATGGAAACCCTGACCGCTGCGTGATCGCTCAATATAAGCGCCCGCCTCCGCAAACCGCCGCGCGATATCCTTTTGCAGCACCTTAACGTCATCGGGTGTCCACAGTGTGGCGTCGTCTTCATTCATCGAATTTTTAACGTCGATATCGACGCACACGATACCGTCACCATTGAGGACATAGCCGATATCCATATCGAGGCCATAAAGCCCCATCAATTGACACACCGATTCAAACGGCATCGGCGCTTTAGGGTCCGTGACGTTTGCCGGCACGATATTACTGATCGGCGCGACAGCATATGTCATCGGCACTTTGTCCGATCCTGATATCAGCCATCGATCATCCGGCAAAATTTCATAGATACTTTTCACAATTCCTAATTCCTACGATTGAAAATTGCGCGATTTTAATTGATCGCATGCCGCAAATCTAAAGCTATGGCGCGCGAGTGTCAACAGGCCGATTACAAGCCGTTACAAATATGTTGCGGATGGAATACGCGGAGGCTAATGCGCTAGAAAGAAACGTCATGTGCGCGGCCGGGAAGGGTTCGGATAACCACACTGGTGATGTGGGATTTATCGGGCCAAATTGCCTAAAAAGTAGGCAAAACTGGGCCAAAAGCGGACCGGCGGCGAATTGTTAAATCTGAATCCGACTGACCGGCCGGTTTAGACGTCGATTGTTAAACAATGTTATACGTATTTTCTGGACGCCATATTTAAGGTTGAATAAGTCGTGTAGACGCATTTCGGGATTTTGGGTCGGATTATTAGCAAATATGGGGTTCTTTTTGACATTCGTTAACAGTGTTGTATTCTTTATGCCTACACGGCGCGTTTCGGCGCCAAAATTTTTTGAAATGTACGTGCCTAATGTTTAGGCAAAAAAATATAGGATTGTGCGGTGCAACATGGCGGCGCGAAAACGCGCCAAAATCGGGTTTTGCACAAAAATTAGGCAAATGTGTTAAATTATTTAACAATCTGGTAGGCGATGTATGGCCAAAATCCACAATGTGTTTTCACCCCCGAGACCGGCTTCCAGAGCCAATCTTGGGGTTCACGCATCGCCTACGCACGCGCGAGGCGAAAAACCCGGGGAAATGTAGAAAGTAAATTAAACGAAAAAAAAAATATACAATATATATATATTCCGCAAAACTGTCTTAAACACAGAATGCACAACACACTAAATAATAATAATAAAATAATAAAATAATAATATAATAATATTAATTTAATATATATTTATTTATTTATATATTATTTATTTATTTATTTATTTTCTATTTATTATTTTTCTATACATTTTTTTTTCGTATATTTTGTTTTCGCGTATTAGGATTTTGAGGGTATTTCTTGCCTTACGGAGCGCAGCCTATACGCAAAGGAAGCCCCCAGAATGCCCGGGAACGGGGCAAATCGGGCCATGGCGGCCTTCGGAGGGGTCCGGTAAGGGAATCGCCCTACCCTACATCCCCAAACGCGCCAGCGGGCCGATTTTCAAAAGCGCCCGATGACAGAATGTGGTCAGCCAAAGGTCAAAGCGCGCCAGTTTGACGGGTCGGAACCGGGCAGCCAGCGAGCGCCCGTTTTTTCTAATGACTCTAGACGCGCGCGTACACGCGAGCGCGTGCGCGCGCCCGCACGCGATGGCATAGAGTGTGGTTATCTGTCAATAGGTTTCGGCTTAACCAAGAATTGACAAGATTTAACAAACGCCGGCCACCCTGAAAACCCGCATGGATACTCGATCTAGCCCAGTTATTCACAAGGTTATCAACAAGTTTCCGGCCGTTTTTGGACACTGCCTAAAAAGTAGGCAAATCGTGGTGTATGGCTGGAAAGTCAGTATCCATGCGGGTTTCCGGCATTTAACAATTGATGGTGTATGACCAATCCTTACACATACCGTTCGTCGGAACGTCAGAATTTGACAATGGTTAACAAAATTCTGTGTCGGTTTGGCGCAACGTTGCATATTTGCTAATATTTTTGATGAAATTGAACGGCGGGTTGACAATGCTAATCAAATCGGTATAATGGAATCATCGCAATATGAACACGGAGTTCTGAAATGTTCGCAAACGGTAATTTCAAAATGACCTCCTACAGCCAAACCGCATCGATGGAAGAACGCATGAATGTTTTGCGGCATATCCATGTAGCTGAAACCAAAGGAGAACAAATCTTTAATGAAACAGTCGGAAACGATCCATACGGCCGGAAAAATTCACTGCGAATTTTTGTTAGCGAAAATCAAGTGTGTTTTGTTTTTGACGGAAATAACTGCAGTATCGTCGAATGCGTAGCGCGCGGCGGTCATGTTTTGGGTGCGCTCGAAAACTATCTCGCCCAAGATCGGAACAAATTGGCACATATCCAGCAAATCATCCCGCTTATTCTCGGTTAACGATGTAGAGGAGGTGGATAACTGAATGTGGTTATCCACGCCATCGATGTGTTTCACGTGAAACTGACCGCTTACAAACTGTTTCAAAAATGTCTTGAAACGTAATCGGATCGGTGTAGAATGTGAATCGTGCCGAATGGTTCGGTATCAATGTTTTCAATTTTTGAGGATTTTATGCGCGCAACTGATATTCAAAACGCAATCCAGATTTGGCAGAATTCCGGATTCAAATTTGTTGAAATTCACGGGGAAGAATTGCACGTTGGCCATGACAAAAACAAATTGACTTCCGTTGGCCGAATTGATGACCCTGTTGTTTCGGCACGGTATATGGTTAGTATTCAACCGTTCAATATCGCATTCCATGCGTGGACGCTGAAACATGCAAACGAGCGTTTCGTGGGTGCAAAACTGCTGACGAACGGATATGATTGCATCATCAGGCTGCATGACCGGACCAAAAATGCGGTCATTGTAAATGAACAAAACTCGGTAGTTACAGATTCTGACAAATAAATGTCACTTCGGCATTCGGTAGTGTTAGAATGCTGAACATGCCCCGTTGGTGGAATTGGTAGACACAACTGACTTAAAATCAGTCGCGCAATGCGTGCCGGTTCGATCCCGGCACGGGGCACCAAATTCAAACCTGAAAGGAATCAAAATGTACGGCGAATTGCGAATCGCTTTGAACAATGTTGCTAGTCAATTCGGGCAACTGGCGTTGCAACTGGAAGAAAGCGACCACACGAAAGCGCGAGCCGTTATCAATAACGTCAAGAAATTGCACGAGATTGATGATTATTGCGCGGCGCATTTCTTCGCCCGCAATACGGAATCGCTAATCAAAGCACTAGCGTTTAACACGTCGGATTACGACGACGATTTTATAAACGCTGTCATGATTGGCGCGACCGGTTATGCGTGCGGGTATTACAACACAATCGGTGCGCCGGAAACGACATCGCCTGCTCGATACCTTGCTGAGAATGTGGTTATCCGCAACAAACTCGGCAAGCATATTCCGCTGAAAGAAATTGAATCAGCCTACAGCGATTTGCGCAGCATTTGTGGCTGGATTGCGGACGAATACCCCGATGACGCACGCGAACGAATGGAAAAAGCGGTGTCAGTTTTGGACGCTGCTGACGTTTTCTATGACCTTTGCTGTGACTATGCAATTGTTGACGTTGGCGATATCGGCGAGATTAACCGCGAACGTTTCCCGGTTGAACGTAAATTGCTGCGCTACATTGATTGTCAAATGTCTAGGATGAATTACGAACATGCCGCTGTTTGCATGATCAATTGGCTACCGGAGTTAGAAAAAATGACCGGTTATGTTTCACGTGAAACAAGTCTTGCTTTCAAATGCGCGAAGACCAAATGAACGAAATTGCCCAACTGGCGCGCGATTACGCGAGGGAAATTGGGTACACCATTAACGAGTTTCTGGCGTCCGGTCACGCGGTCGCATCATGGAAACTCTGGTGGGCACTTGACGGCGACGATCCGCTGCCGGCAATCTATGCAGCACGGGTCTACATTCGGAATGCGCTGGCCGCGTGCCGGCTCAATCTGAAAAACTGCACGATTGTCGAACGGCTGGTGAAAATGGCAGAGGAAAAATATGGCGACGGAAAAGAAAGCTGCTGAAAAGCGAAGCGCCGCCGACATTGCGCGGCGCAACGCTGCGAAAGGTGCGGAATTCGAGCGCGATATTATGAAACGCTTCAATGCGCTGGCGAATCAGCGAGCGGAAGCGATGGGAATTCCGGTGCCGAAACTGCCGTTTTTTCATCGCAACCGGAATCAGGCCGGATACGCTGGCGCCGACATTAACAACCCGTTCGGGCTGCAAATCGAGTGTAAAAACTGTGCCAAAATTGAAACGGAAAAATGGTGGCAGCAAGTTATGACGGCGGCGCGTCAGTATGGGGGTATTCCCGTTGTCGTGTGGAAGGTGCAGGGTACGCGCCGAATCCAAGCTATGTTGCCCGGGACGCTGTATGCCGGCCGGACGCGGGGCGATGGGAAACCAGTGTGGTCACCCGTCATCATCGATGAGACGACACTGCTGGAATGGGTCGCGCATCGCATTGACGTAAAATTCCAACAGAAATAAACTGTTACACTTTTCTATGCACAAGAATTCGGGATGCACTATAGTAGTTGCAATCTGAATTTTTTTAGGAGGATTGAAAATGTCGTCAATCGTTGAGCAATTCCGTTCGTTTGATAATTGGGCAGCTATTCGCGGTATGTATATGCGTGCTGGTCAGAGACTGGCCGCTGATCTTTTGCGAGAATGCATACATGTTAACGATAAAGCGCTATTGGGGCGACTGCGCGAGTATTCGACAGTATTTATCAATTCAATGCAAACCGTCGAAAAAGATACAGGGTTGGAATGGCGCGAATTTCTGCGCGAATTGGTTAATGATGTAGTGAAAAGTATCGTTAAGAAGGCGAATCGTTCGCCTGTTCTCAATTGGTCCGATTCGGCATGGCTTGCTATTGCGCTTGATCGAATTGGGTTTAACCCCAGTTTTGATGAAATTAAGCGGCTAATCATGACGGATGATGAATTGCCGGTTTCGTTAAATGGGTTTAAAAATATAGTCGAAGTTGGTAAGAAATTGCCCGATATTACGCGCGAATTGATTAAATCCAATAATCTTTCGCATTATATTGTGCAGTGGCTTTCATTGGTTGAAATTTACACGCGGCGCTATCAGGGTCGCGTGATGTATAAGCAACCTGAATATGATCGTTTGGTTAAGCAACTAACACAATATGGTAATGCGCACGTGGATTTGTCTTTGATCCGTAATGTGCCGATGGATATCGATCATCACAAAGCGTATGTCGTTTACTTTTTGAAACGAATTGTTGCTAAAGATTTTCATTTGGCGGCATCGTTTTTGTGCAATAATATTAGTGTGTTCGATGACTTCGACAGAAGTCGTGGCCGTGACCGGCTTTCTGGTAATTTCTGCAAAGCGCTAGGCTTGGCTGCAATGGTATTCAAAGAGGAAACGGAAACGAATAGTAAAATTCAACAGACTGCGAAACCCCGGAAAATCGGCGACTTGCTTCGGGAATGTCCGACGTTTTCTGATTGCGTCATTGAAAACGATATCAGAGAATTGGAAGCGAACGTCAAACAAATCCGCGAGCAAATGGCCCAATTGCGCGACGCTGCTGCGAATCTTCGCGCGACTATCGCCAAATCTAAAAAACTCATCGCTGACTGGGAGTGCTGATAATGTTTCTGACTGAATGGTTCGGCAATGGATACGTCGGCAATGCCGCGCCGAAAGCGTTCCATGTGCGCCCCGGCGTGGCGCTGGACGAACGCGGTGCGCGGCTGCACAAGATCAATGCCGATCAGCCGGCCGCCATTCTGCGCGGCACGGAACCGGTCAGCCCGCCGGCTGATGGCGTCCATTGGTTCGTGTGCTCGGGTGCGCCGCTGGACTACACCGCGCGACCCGAGGAAGTGCGGCACCTGCTGCGCGCCAACACGCGGCAGGCCATTGAGCGGGTCATGCCGGAGTATGTGGTTATCGATGGTTGGCAACCCGAGGGCGAGAACGAACCCCGTATTCCCGCGCTGATGCGTAAGCTCGGATACCGCTCCGCGACTTTCAAAATGTCCGTCATCAATCCGCAGCGCAGCGATCGGCGCGACTGGTATATGTTGGTCGGCAAACGTGTCAACAAAACTAAAACGTTTAAACAATTGAACGATGCGGTATTTGCTACGCGGCAATGGCGTGACGTTGCGTTTGGGCATGCTACGCGCGGATGGAAACTGACTGATAAGCAGGTTGATATCCTGCACGCCAATCACACCGGCGAGGATTACCACATTCTCTACGATGCGAACCGGGCAGGCGCGCGGTTTCAGGCGGCGATGGATGATTTTTGCCCTGTCAAAATTGAGCAAACGCGGGAATATCATGTCGTTACACTCGGAAACACAATTCGTCCGCTGAACGATAATGAGCGTGCTAAAATGCTGGGGCTAGAAAACGTGGCAGCGGAATACGACAGCATTTGTCATGCTGCGGATTCGCGCATCGTTGCGTTAATTCTCCGGTCAATTTGGAACGATATAAAATGAAACTGACAGAATTTATCGAATGGGTCGGAAAACATTCCGATAATGTCATCTTTGATTCGGACGGCATTATTCGGAATGATCATCCCGGTATCATGGCGTATTACGCGCTTGCGAATCGGGACAATCTCTGCGGTGTAACACGTCATGCCGTATCGCAGATTACGATCCCCCGTCATAGTCCGGATGCACGCATGTTTTTCGCGCTGGAATTTGATAAAGAGTTATCCGCGCTGGAAACTCTTTATTCGCGCGAAAACAAGGAATTCGGGCGGTTTCTTCGGAAAGCCGTCGAAAAGAAAAATACGCGCATGATTGCGCTGGTGTTTCGGGAAATTACACCAGAGAAAATCATCGAATCGATTAACAAATATGGTTGCCATGCTGACCCGTTTGTTGCGTATTGGAAATACGCCAAAGCGTTTAAAGTTATCGAATATATTCGGGGTAAAGGACTGCGCTACATGCCGGCAGTGATTGACGTATTACTGTGCAATCCTGCATTGTATGTTGATTGCACGTTTTGCAAACGATGGGTGAATGTTGCGCTTGATGAATGGAATCGAAAAAATGAATTGTCCGCCGAATCGATCCTTTTCAATATTCGCGTGCAAATTTTCGAGGCGACACAACGCGCATGCTTCAAAAATCGGGCGCTAATTCCTGCTGCACAGAAAATGCTTTTCACTCTTGGGATTAGCTATGAACCGAAGTTTGGCGTATAGCGTGTTTTGCCTTGCAAACTGGCGATACGTCGCAAAAATGATGGGGCCGGTCAAAACTCCGGTCTCTTGGAAACGCGCATTAATTCGTAGGATGATTGAAAATGGTTGATTTGCGAATCGGTCCGATGTTCGATTGGCTGGCCTCCGTCAACGCGGAGATTGACCCGACGTACACCACGGACGGGCTCAAACGGCTGCACGACTGGGGCCTTGCAATCCCCGACCTTGCGGCCGTGTGCCAGCGCGTCGCAGACCTGTATGCGGGCAAGGTGCGGGCGGTTGCAATGTGGTCACCCGATGACGGCCACCGCGAGCGCTACAACCTGCTGTTCAATTGGTATGCCCGCCGGCAGGCCATGCGTGCGACGCGCAGTGCTCCGGCGCGGGACGAATTGGTGTTTGAGCTGAACCTTACCAATGGCACCCGCGACCCGGGCTGGCAGGGTATCCAGCGTATGCAACTGGTGCCCGACTACGGGCTTAACCGCATCGATCTTGCGCGCCTGCTGGAAATTCACGCGCGCCGCCATGGTTACGTCAACGTGTCGGAAAACTTTAATCTGACGGGCCAATGGTATGAGGACTATCGTATGATTCACAATGAGGGGCTATATAAATTGTTCGTTGGTGCATATACTAAAGTAATGAATCAACCAATGGAAGTTTCCCACGCGATATTTAGTGAGCTTCCTAAATAAATTCCGAACAATCGAATTAAGACGGCCGGCTATTGACAGTCGGCCGTTTTTGTTTTATTAATCCGATTTTTAACGGAGATAACCTATGCTAGTTTGCTTCGGTAATTTGGTCTCGGTTGAGTTTTGCCGGACCGCATATTTTGTGACGACACGTCTCGGGTTGCCACAAGGCAGCCACAATTGGCTTATGGCTTGCATGGCCTTCGAGACGGGCGAGCAATTCAGCGCCGCCACGCGCAATGCCATGGGGTCTAGCGGCACCGGTCTCATCCAATTCATGGCAGCCACGGCGCGCAGTCTGGGAACGACGGTTGAGAATCTGGCGATGATGCGCGCGGAGGATCAATTAAAAATCTACGTATATGAATACTTCAAACCGTACGCGCACAAGATTAAATCGCTCGAAGATATGTATATGGCAATTCTCATGCCGCGTTATATCGGAGAGCCCGACGACGCGGTAGTGTTTCGTGCTGGCACGTTAGCCTACAAACAGAATGGACCGCTCGATAAAAATCGGGATGGGGTTATCACCAAAGCGGAATGCTGTCGGGGCGTTCGCGCAAAACTAGAGCGCGGTATGCAACCGGAATTTGTGAGGGTCATTTAATCGTGAATATGTTTGACCATGAACCCCTGTCGATATGGTGGGTCAAAAGCACAATCATGGTCGCATTCGCCAGCGTGGCCGGTTTTTTGGGCTATGTCATGCGCGCGTTCGATAATCGGGCGCGCGTATTGTGGACCCGGGCCATTATCGAGAGCATGGCAGCCGGCTTTGTCGGCGCCTTGACCCTGCTTATGTGCGGGGCCATGGGGCTGTCGGACCAGTGGACCGGGGTAACGGTTGGCGTGGCCGGCTGGCTGGGGGCGAATGCGAGTATGGGCGTCCTGTCGCGGGTGGTATTTAAGCGGCTGGGAATTGAACAAACCAAGGATGAAGAATATGTTAGGCGCGATACTAAATCTGTTTTCGAGGAAACGGCTACTGGTGGAATACATGTTGATTGCGGGCCTTGTGATGCTGGGCGGTATGACGGCCGGTATGTGGGCGATGAAACGGGAGTTATCAATCAGATTAGACGCGACTGAAAAACAAAGCGAGTATTTTAGCGAACGCTTGCAAATCGCCCGGGATTACATCGAAACCCAACATAAAACGATTGAAGAAATGCGCGACACAATGAAGCGCAATGAAAACGCATTATCTAAATTGAGCCGGACGGTGCAACATGCAAACGAATCTGACGCGGAATTCCGTAAAGAATACGAGAAGCTTAAATCTAACCGGGAAACGCTGGATTTTCTCAATACTCGCGTGCCCGATGATGTTGCCCGCTTGCTCAACGGTGACACCCAAACCCCAGCAGCCGCAAACGATAATCCGCGTTGAGTATCTGCGCCCGGACGCCAGTTTGACCACACCTTGTCCGCCGATGCGCAGACACAATGTGGTCACCGTCGCCGATATGGTCCGGGAAATTCAGGCGCAACGGCTTGCATACGCGAAATGTCGTGCTAAAATGGATGCCATTAACGAATTTTTTAATGGGCATCCGGATAAATAATGGCTGACGAATTTAAAAACGCTTTGCAAGATACTTCGCGTTTCACACGCGGAGAGCTTGCGCTGCGCAATAAATTCGTCAAGGAATATCTAAAGGATTTTAATCACGTCAAAGCCGCTATGCGTTGCGGCTTTTTGTCATGTTTCGCCGAAGACTGGGGGCGACAATTATTAGAAGACCCCTACGTACAATCGAAAATTGATTCGGAACGGTCGGACGTTGACCCGGTTGAAACCGACAAACAAATGATTTTGCGCACGCTCCGCGAATGCATGGCCAATGGTCAGCATGGAACGCGAGTTGCAGCGGCCAAAGCCATGATGACGATTCTTGGCATGGATAAAAAGGCTGAAGATAATACGGCGGCCCAAGATTTGGTTCAGGCTTTTGCCGAATTTGCGGATAAGGTTAAGTAATGGATAATCAGCTTTTGAAAACCCAAATGGCGCGATGGTATCCGTTAATTGATCATCCTACGCAAATTGCGCTGAATAATGCTGTTGCGGAAGGCTATCGGTTTCCTATTGTCGCAGCGGGTCGTCGCTCCGGTAAAACTGAACGGGCAAAACGATTCGTCGCCAAAATGGCCATGAAAACGCCCGGTAAAATGTTTTTCGCGGCCGCGCCAACATACGGGCAGGCTAAACGCATTTTCTGGGCTGATTTGAAAGCGTTAACGCTGTCGTGTTTGCATCCACAGCAGCCTAGCGAATCCGAATTGATCATCCGCCTGCCGAACCTGTCGGAAATACACGTAATTGGTCTGGATAAGCCCCAGCGTTTCGAGGGTATCCCTTGGGGCGGCGGTTGCATCGATGAGATTGCGGACGTGAAAGGTGAGAGTTTAGGCGCAAACATCATGCCGGCGCTCAACACCATCGACCCGCGCAACCCCGACTATCGTGCGTGGTGTTGGTTCACGGGCGTTCCGGAGGGTATGAACCATTTCTACGATATGGCGCAATTGGCGCAGTCGGGCGATCCGGACTATAAATTCTTCACGTGGAAAAGCGCGGAGATTTTACCTGCTGACGTGATTGCAGCGGCGAAACGTAATATGTCGCCGAAACAATTCCGGCAGGAATATGAAGGGTCATTTGAGACGGCCGGCGGTAAAATCTATGAAGATTATTCCAAGGCGAATTACACGGATTACACGGTAAATCCGTTCGATGCGTTGCATTGGTCACATGACCAAAACTATACACCGCTGTCATCGTGCATTGCAGTTATTCGCAACGGGGTTCCATATTTCGTTGACGAAATTGTTTTGGAATCGGCGATTAGCCGCCAAAGCGCAGAAGAATTTGTCCAGCGCTACAAAAATCATCGCAATAAAACGGTGTACATTTACGGTGACCCGGCCGGACGTGCTGGGGAAAAACACGGGCATAAATCCGATTACACGGAAATTGAGGACGTGTTACGGCTCAACGGCTGGAAGTTTGAACGACGGGTCAAGCGGGCGCACCCTGCAATCAAGGACCGGCAAAACTCTGTCCGTGCTAAAATTCTTGCTGCGGACGGGTCAATTTCATTGTACGTCAATCCCAAAACTGCGGAATGGGTTCATAAAGGATTAGCTACCGTGCAATTCTTGCCCGGGTCAACTTTTCAGGAAGATCAGACGAACAAATACCAGCACATCACAACGGCAGTCGGTTATTTCATCGATTACCATTGGCCGCAAGGATCATCGGGCATTCAACAAACTATCACGGCAGGTACCTACTAATGGTTGCAAACGTAGACCAAAAACACCCACTGTATACGGACAATATCGATAAATGGTCCGCTGCACGCGATGCGTATTCCGGACAATTCGCGGTCAAATCAAAACGGGATTTGTACCTGCCGAAAACGTCTGCGATGGAAATGGATTGGAACGTCGGTGAAGGAATCGGCCAGAAAGCCTATAACGCGTACCTGAAACGGGCGCGCTTCCCCGAATTCATGCGCCGCGCGGTGGCCACATTCGTCGGCATGCTGTGGCAGCAGGCGCCGACTATCGAAGTGCCGGAACGCATGAAAGCGATCCTTGACCGCGCGACGCCGAACGGGGAACCGTTGCATTTGCTTATGCGCCGAATCAATGAGGAACAATTGATCACGGGTCGTTGCGGCCTGTTGGTTGACTGGCCCAGTGTGGTTACCGATGGCGTGCTACCGTACATTTCGCTTTACAACGCGGAAAACATCATCAATTGGGACGCTAACGAATTCCAGAATGGCGAGCGTTCGCTCAATATGGTTGTGCTGGATGAATCCGGCTATAAGAGAACGAACGTATTCGATTGGACCAAAGTTTCAAAATACCGCGCATTGTTCTTAGGTGACGAATCGAATAACGAAGCTTCGGGCGCGTATTATCAGCGCATCTATTCGGAAGTCGGCGATGGTTCCGACGCATTGAATGAGACCGATATCGTCCCAAAAAATATGGGCGCGAACATTACACAAATCCCGTTTGTGTTTGTGAATTCGTCCGATATCGTCGCGGAACCTTCTGACCCGCCGATGATGGAATTGGTCAATGCGACTTTTGCCGTGTATCGAAACGACGCGGATTATCAGCAGGCGCTTTTCATGCAGTCGCAAGATACGCTGATCATTTCCGGCGACGTACCGGCGGCTGATCGTGATATGCCGATCCGCACTGGTGCCGGGGCTGTTATCCGGTTAGAGCAAGGGGCGTCGGCGCAGTATATCGGCGTCAATAGTCAGGGCCTGCCGGAGCAACGACAGGCAGTGCAGGCCGGCTATGCGTTCTGCGCGGAGCTTGCGGGGCAGCTCACCGGCGAATCAGTCAATATCCAGTCGGGCAAGGCGCTGCAAACTCGCATGGCTGCGCAAACGGCATCGCTGAAACAGATTGCGTTGACTTGTGCGGCCGCCACCGAACGGGTGCTTAAGATCATCGCCGAATGGATCGGCGCAAACCCCGATGAAGTGCGCGTTACTGCCAATACTGAATTCGTCCTCAACGATTTGTCGGGTCAGGATTTAACGCAAATGCTCACTGCAAAAGGGTTGGGTGCGCCGCTGTCGCAAGAATCGATCCATGATACGATGCGTCGTGGCGGCTATACGTCGCTGACGTATGATGAGGAAATGAAAAAATTAGGTGAGGAATCAAATAATGGAATCTAAAACTCTGATTCGGCGACAAATCGAACGCATTCGGAAACTACGCTTGCTTGGCGCAAAGACGACGGAATGCGTTGTGTATGACAAAGCAATCGGAATCATTAGCAGCGATGTCACGGCCGATTGATGATCTAAAAGCCGCGTTCGGTGACATTATCGAACGGACGCGCGCTAGTCTCTCGGAATTGTTAGGGACCAAAATATATATTAGCGAATGGGCTGCGAGCGACGGCTATCTGCTGGACATCAATTTGCGTCCGGACAAAAAGCATCCGGCGCTAACGCTATCGGCAACGTATGTTGATAAGGCGCGCAACGAATTTTCGGTAATGCGTGTCGTCGAATACAACCCGCAAACGGGCGCGCTGAAAACAATGCACAATGAATTGTTGGAAGTGCCGCCCGTCTATCAGGGTCATCACGCGGCGGATGTGGTTAACCGTCATATGGCCGGGGAGTTTCGCAAGCTTGGCGGTCGCCACATTGAAATGCACGCGAATCTTAACGCTGGCGGCTATGCGTGGCTGCGTAAAGGTGTTTTCCCCGCGAGCAAATCAGAATTAGATCGAATTGTTTCGGTATCGAACATTCCGGAATCGTCTAAACAGAAATGGTTGAGCTGGGACTATGAAACGGCAAAGCGTAAAATGCTGGATAAGCAATCAGCGCAAGAATTTAAGCCCGCTTTTGTTGGTAGCAGTTGGCGCGGTGGCGTTGATATTAAAAGTGCTAATGCTTTTAATGTATTTACTGGTAGCCGCATTTCTGACGACAAAACAGTAAACGAACAATGGCAAAGCGAAGTAATTGCGCGAAGCGTTCGCTATGAGCAATTTGCCGAATCGCTGTCGGATCGCGTCGCGGAAATGCTCGATTCAATTAGTGACCGTATCATTTCCAAGCTATCTAAATCGATGGAAAATCCGACACGCGCGCAAGCCCGGATGATCGATATTGCCGACGCTATCGCAGCGCTGCGGGCCGAACGCTGGACCGACGTTGACAAACTGGTGACAGAGACGGCTATCAAGCTGTCACGCGCTGAAGCGGCTGCTACGCAAGATTGGCTGACTACACGGTTACCTGTCCGCGTTGATACGCTGCTGCCAAGCGCCCGGACGCTCACCAGTGTGGTTACCGCGCGGCCGTTCCATGGCCGGCTGCTGTCGGGCTGGCTGGACCGGCTGAGCGATAACGATGCGGCACGGGTGCGGAACGCGGTGCAGACCGGCATCGTGGCCGGCCAGTCGGCGGCACAGATTGCGCGGGATATCACTGACGGCATAACGGCAAAACGCACCGATGCGGAGATACGATCAGTCGCGCGTACTGCTGTCAGTCACATTTCTAACGCATCGCGCGAGCAATTCTTTAGCGAGAACAAAGAATTGTTTGCGTCCGAATTATTTGTCGCCACATTAGATAGTCGAACATCGCCGATTTGCCGCGCGCTTGATGGGCAGCGTTTCGCAATCGGTGAGGGTCAGCGGCCACCGCTTCATTTCAACTGCCGCAGCGTGCGTGTGGCAGTTTTTGATGCGGCACTCGGAGATCGCCCAAGCAACCCCGCGACGGAACGCCAGTTGCTTGCCGAATTTAATCGGGAAAATGGACTGGACGCGACAAGCCGTGATAAACTCCCCCATGGGATGAAAGGGAAGTTTGATAAATTCGCTACCAAACGAAAACGCGAGATTATCGGACAAATCCCGGCGAAAACCAATTACGAAAAATGGCTACGCGAGCAATCAGACGAATTTCAAAATGAAGTTTTAGGAATCAAGCGCGCAAAGCTGTTTCGTGATGGTGATTTGGAGCTGAAAGATTTTGTGCGACCGGACGGCAAGCAAATTAGCCTAGCGGATTTGTACAAAGAATACGAATCAACCTTTAAACGATTAGGGATCGAATTATAATGAAACTGAAATTTGCCGTTGAAAATCTGGCCGATGTTCCGGAGCAATTCCAATCGCTTTACGAACAAAACGGGGATAAATACGAATTTACCGGCGTCGAAGGTATGTATAAGCAAGATGATATTAATCGTCTGCAAGAGGCGCTGCGCAAAGAACGCAATGACCATAAAGCCGCGAAAGACAAATATTCTGCGCTGAATGGTCGGGACGTTAACGAGATTCTAGCGGAGCTGGACCGCATCGAAGAGTATAAGCAGGCTGCCGGCGGCAAAATCGATGAAGCCAAATTAACAGAAATGGTTGAAGCCCGAATTAAAGGACGGGTTGCACCGATTGAGCGCGAAAAAGCGCAACTGACCGAGAAACTGGCGGAAATGGCAGGCCAGATTGAGCAATTCAAGCGCGCAGAAGTGCAGCGCAAGATCAGCGACACCGTGACCGAAGCGCTGCGCAAGTCGGCCGGCCTGCAACCTACTGCGTTCGATGACGCCCTCATGCTGGCCGAACGCGTGTTTGAGATTGACGAGCTTGGCCGCGTCGTGACGCGCGATGGCGTCGGCGTGACACCCGGCATCGATCCTGCAGTGTGGTTATCCGAGGTCAAATCGAAACGTCCGCACTGGTGGGGTGCTACTGTCGGCGGCGGTGCCACTGGTAGCCACACTGGCGGTGTGTCGTCGGATAATCCGTGGTCCGCTAAATCGTGGAATATGACAAAGCAGGCGGAGATTATGCGCGAGAATATGGAACGCGCGCAGCAAATGGCCCGGTCGGCCGGTAGTTTTGTTGGTGCTACGTCGCCGAACAAGGCTTGACAGCCGATTAATAAATGACTATGTTACCGTCATGGCCGCCGTACCATGGGGTTATGACGGTTAATCCCCAAATCGTTTAATTTAGGAAATTAAAATGGCGACTGTACGATTATCGGATGTTGTTATTCCCGAGTTTTATTACAATTACGTTGTAGCCAACACGGCCGAAAAAACCGAACTGGTGCAATCCGGTGTTATTGAACGTTCGTCGCAACTGGATGACGCGCTGGCCGGCGGTTCGCACTTGTTTAACCTGCCGTTCTGGAATGATCTTAAAAACGAAGAAGAAAATATTTCTTCGGATGATCCGGCGGTTAATTCGGTGCCGAAGAAAATCACGGCTAATAAAGAAGTGCAAGTGCGGCTGGCCCGAAACCAATCGTGGTCGGCTATGGACCTGTCGGGCCAACTGGCCGGCTCGGACCCCATCGCCGCCACGCTGTCGCACATCGCCTCCTACTGGCGTCGTCGCCAGCAGGCCGCGTTTGTCGCAACGATGGCTGGCCTGTTTGCGCAGAACGACACGGTTACTAATGCCGACCACACCCAGCACGATTTAACGCACGATATTAAAGGCACCACCTTTACTAACGGTGTTACTACGTTTAGCGCCAAAGCATTTAATGATGCAATTCTGACCATCGGCGATGCTATGGGCGATCTTTCGGCGATTATGGTTAACTCCGTTGTTTTCACCCAAATGAAAAACAACGATTTAATTAAATACGTGCCCGAATCGCAGATTAACGCAATTGCTTCGCAGCAGTATAACGGCGGTGTCCCGACGTTCCAAGGTCGGCGCGTCATCATTGACGACGCGGTACCGATGCGCGCTGGCGTTGCTGAAACGTGGATTTTCGGTCGCGGCGCCGTGAAAATGGGCCTGTGGACGCCGCCCGGCACAAAAGGTTTCGAGTACGAACGCAAACCTAGCGGCGGTAATGGTGCCGGTGAGGAAATTGTTCACTCGCGCCTGCATATGTGTATTCACCCGACCGGCCACGCATGGAACGTCGCCAGCGTCGCGGGCGGTGGCCCGAAAAACGACAACACGGCGGGCAATCTGGCGCACGCTGACAGCTGGAAACGAGTTTTCCCCGAACGGAAACAAATCAAAATCGCACGGTTAATTACCCGCGAATTCTGATTTAGTTAAACGTTCAGCGGGGTCTAAATGGCCCCGCTTTTTATTGGGGAATTAAAATGACGTTCGATCCTAATGCAATTCAAGCGTATTTAAACGAACGGGAAAAGTTTTATAAGCCGAACGATCAGACGACGGCTACCGTTGACCCTGCCCAGTTGCAGGCGGCAGTTGAGCAAGCGGTAGCAGGCGATGTGGCAACCCGTGTGCAAACGGCCGTTGATACGGCGGTACCGCATGCGCTGTCCAGTATTAACGTGCTGCGCGCTGACGGCACGGTCAAACTGACCGGCAACATCGATGCGGATGGCCACACTGTCGTCAATCTGGCGCGGCCCAGCGCGTCGCATCATGCCGCAACTAAACAGTATGTTGACGAACAAATTGCATCCGTTCCTAGCGGTGGCGGCGGCAATGGCGCGCCCGGCCCGCGTGGCCCCGCTGGCGAGCAAGGCCCTGTCGGCCCCATGGGGCCGGCTGGCCCGCAAGGCCTGCCCGGTCCGAAGGGTGACAAGGGTGAAACTGGCGAACGCGGCCCGCAAGGCTTGCAAGGCCCGCCGGGGCCGGCAGGCGGTGGCGCTGGCGGCGGTGTAGAGCGTCAGTATGTCGATAATGCCGCGGCGTCGGCAATTACTACGGCTGTTGGGCAAGCGAAAACTTATACCGACGCGCAAATTGATGAGGTGAAAAAGACCATTCCGCAAGGTGGCGGCGGTGGTGGTGTGCCCGGACCGAAAGGTGATGCTGGACCGGCTGGCCCACAAGGCATTCAAGGTCCACCCGGACCGGCTGGTGAGCGTGGTCCGAAAGGCGACTCCGGGGAACGCGGTCCCGCTGGCCCGACTGGCCCCATGGGGCCGGCTGGCCCTGCCGGCGGCGGTTCGGCCGCGCCGGAACCCGATGACACGGTGTTTGCCCCGCTTATCAACGCTGGTGTGACGCTCAAAGACGGTCCCGAAAACCCGGTGCCTCAACTGCCGGACCCGCAGAATTTCGAGCGTTATAAACCCGTTAAAGCGCAATATTACGAAACTCCGATGGTGAAGCTTACCCGTAATAAGGAAGCTATTGCCGCCGGTGAAAAACCGTTCCGATCCGATTATTCGCGCCGGAATTCGTTTAACTGCGATAATACACTGTTTCTGACGTATCGGAAGGACGGCTATTGGTTTGTTAATGACGCCAAAACGCTAAAACCCATCGGCGACGCGCTACCCAGCATGGCGACCGACTGTGAACCCATTTGGTCGGAATCCGATCCACATTTACTGTGGGCACTTCCGCCATATGGTGAGGGTTGCAAGCTCTATGAAATTAATGTGGATACCCGCAAAGTCGTTAAAACCTACGAATTAGCGGACCGCGTTAAAGCATTTTGGCCGGATGCCGGCCGCTGCTGGACCAAATCCGAAGGCGCACCGTCACGGGACGGTCGCTATTGGTGCTGGATCATTGAGACCGCCGCCTATGAGGTGCGCGGAATCATCGTCTATGACCGTGTGGAAGACAAAATCATTGCGCACATGGATGCGTCAGTGAAACCCGACCACACATCGATGACGCCCAGTGGAAAGTACGCGATTGTTTCGTGGGCTTATAATCAGCCGTTAGGCACACGTGCATACACCCGCAATCTTACGGATAAACATCCCGCCGCAACTGGCAATGATCCGTACATTAAGCTTCACGTCGAATCGGAACATAGTGATATCGCTATCACTAAAGACGGACGTGAAGTCTATGTGGCAGCTGATTATACGGGCAATAACGGGCAACTTTTCATGTGCGACGTTGAAACTGGTGCGCGCACGAATTTGCTTTACATGTATGATCAGGGTACCGCGACGGCTTACCACATTAGCGCTAAATGCTTTAATACGCCCGGGTATGTCGTCGTCTCAACGTATGCGGAGCATTTGGGTACGGATGGCGATTCAAACAATCTGCGCAATCAGTCGTTAATGCAATGGTATCACCGCAAAGTCTTTGTAATGTCGCTGGAAGCTTCGCCGACTTACAAAATTCTTTGTTGGGCTGATTCGGACCGCAGAAAAGAATGGCCGAATAACGACGGGTATTGGGCCGAACCGCAAGCGACCGTCAACAATAATTTAACGCGCATCATGTTCAATTCGAGCATGAATAGCATGTCCGTTAATGACATTGAAACATTCATGGTCGCGCTACCGGAAGGCACTTTCCCGACGATCAAGCCAAAACTTAATCTTAAGGAATATGTCAAAAAGGACGGATCGACGGCATTTAGCGGTCCGGTAGATGCTGGCGGTAACAATGTGGTTAACGTCGCTGCGCCGACCGCAAATGATCATGCGGTGACGAAAAAATATGCGGACGACAAAGCGGCGGAAACGCTGTCAGCGGCCAAGGCCTACACCGACGAAAAAGCGGCATCGGGTGGCGGTTGTGGGGGCGGCGGTGGTGCTGTTCCTGTCATTTTGGCCAGCCAGCATTACAACGTTTATCGCGTGCCCGACAGCGGCGGCAATGGCGCATCCGCTGACGGTCCGACGCAAAATGCGCATCCGACGC